TAAACGAAATTGATAAGTCTGTTAAATAAAATTATTTGAACAAAAATCTTATTATCCTAATACTTTTTTCTGTATTAGCACAATCCTTAACATGGATACAGACAAATGGTCAACTTATCTGGCCATGGATTAAAAAAAACGAATATATTGTACTTTTAGGAAGCTATCCAATTGGGTGGTTATTTTGGAAATGTACTGAGTACGGGTACCCTGCATTTGACGGTCAATTATGGCCCGTTAGATTCATTATACAGGTAGTAGGAATTATAACATTTATAATCTTTACAACATGGCTTTTAAAAGAACCTTTTACAGCAAAAATTGCGGTTCAACTAATATTATGCATTGCAATAATTGGTGTACAATTTTTATGGAAGTAAAGTTGTTTAAATGAAAAAGAGTTCTTATATTAAGTATAAATTCAGTTACAGTTGATATTTATATATGGTATCAATTAGAAATTGAAAAGTTTTATTATTAATTAACAATTAAAAAAGGAAGTTATTATGGCAATCGACATAGACGCAATCCGCAAGAAGTTAAATTCACTTCAAAACAAGACAGGACAACAAAACAATCTTTGGAAACCAGAACCTGGTAAACAACAAGTGAGAATTGTCCCTTATCAACACAATAAAGATAATCCATTTATTGAATTATTTTTCCATTACGGGCTTAACGGAAAGACTCATCTTTCTCCAATCTCTCACGGAAAATTAGATCCAATTGTAGAGTTTTCCGAAAAACTTAAAGCAACTGGTAATTCTGATGACTGGAAATTATCTAAAAAGTTGGAACCAAAAATGAGAACCTATGTTCCTGTTGTCGTTAGAGGACAAGAATCAGAAGGTGTTAAATTTTGGGGATTTGGTAAAAGCGTATATCAAGAATTACTTGGTTTTATCGCAGATCCTGATTACGGTGACATTACTGATCCTGTCAATGGTAGAGATATCACAGTAGAGTTTAAAACTGCCGAAGAAACCGGTAAGAATTATCCCTCTACAACTATTAGGGTAAAACCTAATCAAACTCCAGTTAGCGAAGATAAAGCTATTATTGAGTTAATTACTAATCAAAAGGATATTAACGATATCTTCAGGGAACCATCCTATGAAGACTTAACTAGTGCTCTACAAGAGTGGTTAAATCCAGATGATAGTGAAGGTACTGAAGGCACTGAAAGTAAGTCAACAACGTCTGAAACTACAACAGACAATAAAGTTGATGATGTTTCACAGGCATTTGAAGAACTCTTCAATAAGTAAAGATATGGGCGCAAGCCCATATTTTATTTTTTAATTTATATTAACTACAATAATCGTATGGCTAAAAGTAAACAAAAAAAATCTCAAGTACATGATGAATTAGCTGGTATTTTGGCTGAGGGCTTAAATAAAAAATTTAAAAATTCGGCTAACAAAGTAGCGTTCTTTTTAAACGGACAAGGAGATTCACCTAGCGAAATAAAAGGGTATATTGGTACTGGAAGTTCAATGCTGGATATTGCAATCGCAAATAAATCAGGAGGGGGATTTCCAGTGGGTAGAATTTCAGAAATAACTGGTTTAGAAGCTTCAGGTAAATCCTTATTAGCAGCACATGCTTTAGGTAACACACAAAAACAGGGAGGTCTAGGTGTATATATTGACACAGAAAATGCTGTAAGCAGAGAATTCTTAGAAGCAATAGGTGTTGATCTAGAAAAAATGTTATATGTCCCGTTAGAAACAGTAGAGGATATATTTGAGGCTATTGAAAGTATAGTACTTAAAGTAAGAGAAAGTAACAGGGACAGACTTGTTACTATTGTTGTTGATTCTATTATGGGAGCTTCAACAAAAATTGAGATGGCAGCTGAATTTGAAAAAGACGGGTACGCTACTCAAAAAGCTATTATATTATCTAAAGCAATGAGAAAGATTACTAATATGATTGGCAGGGAAAAGATCTGTCTTATATTTACTAATCAACTAAGAACACGATTAGGTGTAATGTTCGGGGATCCCTGGACAACTAGTGGTGGTAAAGCCATTGCATTTCATTCATCAGTCAGGTTGAGATTAAAATCAATCGGTCAGATTAAAGTTAAGAAGAATGGTAAAGATCAGGTAGTAGGTATTAAAACTAGATGTCAGGTAATTAAAAACCGACTAGGACCACCATTGAAGACTATAGATTATGATATCTACTTTGACAGTGGTATCGATGATTTTGGAGGGTGGTTAAATCTATTAAAAGACAATAAACTTGTAACCGTCGCAGGAGCGTGGTACACGTACGTTAATACTGAAACTAAAGAAGAGGTTAAATTTCAATCTAAGGAGTTTGAAGATAAAATAATTGGTAATCCTGTTTTAAAAGAACAAATTTACAATAGAATATGTGAAGCTGTTATCCTTAAGTACAAGCCGGGAGAAGACGGAGGAATTGATGATATTATTATAGATGATAAAGTTATAAATTCCGAAGGATAATGTTAAAGAAATATGCAGACTTACTAAAAGAAGTACAAGAAAACACCACCGATTCACAACAACCTGACGACAAGGTTTTAATTATTGATGGATTGAATAACTTTATTAGAGTTTTCAGTGCTATATCAACAATGAATGACGATGGAGAGCATATTGGAGGATTGGTTGGATTTTTAAAATCAATAGCAGCTGCAATTCGTCAACATAATCCAACTAGATGTATTATTGTATTTGACGGACATGGTGGTTCTAATAGACGTAGGAAACTATTTAAAGGTTATAAGAGTGGGCGATTTTCAAAAAGTAGATTAAATAGGAGTATTGAATATTCTAATGTACAAGATGAACAACAAAGTCTTAAAGCTCAGTTATATAAACTAATTGAATATTTAGATCAATTACCCATTCACACACTTTCAATTGACAATATAGAAGCTGATGATACTATCGCGTACATAGCAAAAAGCTTAATAACTAAAGAAGTTGTTATAATGTCTTCTGATAAGGATTTCTTACAACTAGTAGATCACAGAATTAATATATGGAGTCCAACAAAGAAAAAGCTTTACACACCTGAATTAATAAAGGAGGAATACGGTATATCATCAACTAACTTTATTTGGTACAGGGCACTGGATGGAGATAAATCAGATAATATACCAGGTATAGGTGGAGTAGGGCTCAAAACACTAAAAAAATACTTACCTATATTAACTGAAGATGAATTAGTAGATTACGATAAAATGGTTTCATATATAGATAAACAAGAAAAATCATATAAATTGTATGAATCAATAAAATCATCTGAAGATACTATTAATCTCAATTACAGGCTTATGCAATTACATGATGTTGATATTAGTGGTAGTATTAAGTCGAGAATTAAAGATATAGTTAGATCACCTATACCACAATTAAATGCATTTAACTTTAAAAGACTTTTTATTAGAGATAAACTATATTCTAATATATCTAATTTAGAATACTGGCTCAATCAAAGTTTTAGACCGTTAAGTAGATATTCTACAGTTAAATAGTTGTGATCGTACAACTTTTTTATTATATTTAAGAGAAAAATAAATGAGCAACGATTCTTTTCATAAGTTTGGATATACATTTCAAGTAAAAATTATAACATCATTAATTACAGATGTATCATTTCTACAGCAAATATCCGATATGCTAAATATTGATTATTTTGAATCAGATTCTAATAAATGGTTAGTAAATTGTATTATGGAGTATTTTGTAAAACATAAATCACAGCCTACGATGGAGGTGTTTAGGGCAGAGGTTGCAGATATTGATAACGATACGTTAAAGGCTGCAATTATTGAATCTCTCAAGGATGTGTACAGGTACATTGAATCAGCTGACCTGGATTTTGTAAAAGAAAAGACAATAGATTTCTGTAAAAATAAATGTATAAAAAATGCAATACTCGATTCAGTTCCTTTACTAGATCTAGGTAATTATGACGGTATTAAAACACTTATCGACAGCGCAATGAAGGCCGGTGCTGATAAAGAAATCGGTCATGAATATAACACACAGATACAGGAAAGATATACAGAGAGCGTTAGGAAAACAGTGCTTACACCATGGCCTGTCCTCAACGATTTAACTGATGGTGGGTTAGGAAGAGGAGAGCTAGGAGTATTTGTTGCACCTGCAGGAATTGGAAAGTCATGGGCATTAATCAACATTGGAGCTGATGCTATTAAAAACGGTAAAAATGTCATACACTACACGTTGGAGCTTAGTGAAGCATACGTTGGGCTAAGATATGACAGTGTAATGACTGGTATACCAGCTCAAAATCTAAAACATCATCAAGATGATGTAGAAAAAATTATAAATCAAGTACCTGGTAATCTGGTAATAAAATATTATCCAACAAAAGGTGCTAGAGTAAATACATTAAGGGTACATATTGAAAAAAGTATTGCACTAGGACAACCACCTGATATTATTATATTAGATTACGCTGATTTGTTACGTTCAGATCATAAAGGAGAAAAAAGACATGAACTAGAGACGATATATGAAGATATTCGTGGATT